GTGGATTTAAACCTCCTATGCCACCAATGATGGGGCCTGGGCGTAAGGCTGGTGGCCGTGCAATGTCTTATAAAGACATGACTGCGGGTGCTGGTTCTGGCGAAGGACGTTTGGAGAAGACAGAAATTGCGAAACACCATCGCAAACAGCGCAAGACAGGCGGTCGCTCTTATCGTTCATATAAAGACATGGACGCTGGAGCCGGATCTGGTCGTGGCCGATTGGAAAAGACTGAAATTCAGTCTCGTAAGGGTTAGGCCGTAGATTTCTAGAGTCTTCGGTTTAAGGACGGGAGATGCTTATTCCCCCTCCCTAGCACTCCCGTCCACTTATTTACAGAAGTTGCCAAAGACGATTGTTTTTGGCGGCTTTTTTCCGTTTCGTCTTAAAGAAACCGTATATCTTGGGGGAGCAATGTTAACGTATCAAACATTTTTTAAAGCTGAACTTAAGCGATTGATCTCAGAAGAGATTGAGCGTTTAAAAGAAAACCTTGTGGTCTCTCATAACTACGAGGGTTTTGACTTTTTGACATTTAAATACCAAGTAGGCATTATCGAGGGGCTTCGAAAAGCACTAGAGCTTTGTGACGAAGCAGAGAGAACCGCAGACAGCGCGTGAGGGGGAAGTATGTCTTTTAAGTCAATGCAGCATGACGTCGATCCTGCTAAGAAATTGTTAGATGAACTGGGAGATTTGTCTGACATAGAAATTTTTAACAATCAGGTACTTGTAGCTGTTTATATACGGCCTGAAAAAAGAATGTCTGGGGTTTATCTTCCAAGCCAGAATTTGGAAGAAGACAAATTTCAGGGAAAAGTTGGTTTGATTGTTAAAACTGGGCCCCTTGCATTTAAAGACCCGGACAATCTCTGGTTCAAAGACATGAATTTTGAGATTGGTGATTGGGTATTTGGCCGCGCAACTGATGGTTGGTCAATAATGGTGAAAGATGTGTTGTGTCGTATTTACGATGACAACAATATTAGAGGCCGTGCCCCTTATCCTGATTATGTCCGATAGGAGAAAACTATGTCTGAAGATATCAAAGACACTACAGAGGTTGATTTGGACGATCTAGATCAAAATCAGGAAAATACATCGGAATCAGATGATGATGTCCGTATTATCGATGACGCTGATAATAAAGAAGAATCTGAGCCGAATAATTCTGAAGATGAAGTGCAGGAGACAATTAAGCGTCTTGATGCAAATCTGAAACATGAACGACGCGCCAGAGAAGAGGCCGAAAAGTACGCAAGATATGCAGCAGAACGAGCAAATCAAGCTTTAGATGAAGTTGGCGACACGCAATTTCATTTAGTATCAAACGCTTATGACACCATTAGGAGAGAAAATGAAATTCTGAAAGCACAGCTTGTAGAGGCAAATTCTCTAGGCGACTATAGCCGCGTTGCTGAAATACAGGAAAATATAAGTCTCAATGCTGTAAAACTAAATCAGTTAGAGCGCGGCAAGGAGGATTTGGCGGCTCGAACCAAGGGTTCAAATCATATAACTCCTCCTCCTGTTTTCACGCCACCGCAGCCTCGGACTTTTAATGAGCAGTTTAACGAGATCATGGAAGCTGTTAGCCCGCAGTCTGCTAGCTGGTTGCAGAAAAACCGCCAAAATATCAGGGACCAGATGGATATTCAGGACATGTTTAATGCCCATAATTCTGCAGTAAACAGGGGAATAGCTCCAGATACGCCCGAATATTTCCGTTTTGTCGAACAGCGCATGGGTATCCCTAGTGAATCTATGAGAGAAAGTATCTCTGATGCCAGAAATGCTCCGTCGCAGCGTAAAAATGCTTCTCCTCCGGCCGCTCCCGTGAACAGGACTGGCAACGGGTATGCTCCAAAAGGGAATGAATACACCCTTACAGTTGAAGAAAGAGATTTTGCTGACTCAATCGGCATGAAACGCAAGGATTATGCCCAGCACAAGCTTGCTTTGCGAAAAGAAGGTAAGCTTACACATTAAGGAGACAGGTTATGAGTGAAGAACAACAGGGATCTAGGCGCCGTGGTCGTCCACCTCGTTCTTTGGCGGCCAAATTGCCGGTAGATACTGCAGATCTTGCCAGAGAAGTAAGGACAGAAGGTCTTATGGGTGCAGTAGAAGCCCCGGAGCGCCCTTCAATGCGTCCTAACATGCGTCCTACCTTCTCAAGGGATGAAGCCGCCCGGAGAGCGAATGAAATCCGTGGCCATTTGGGAGATATGGAACAGAATGTAGACAAATTCTACATTGATCCAAAAACTTGGCCAGAAGGGTGGACTGTAGAATGGAAAACAAAGTCCATTTTTGGTCAGGAAAACCCAGCGTACATGACCAATTTGCACAGAACGGGGTGGGAGCCTGTCCCTACGGGCTTATACCCTGACATGATGCCTGGCAATGGAAATCATCCAGTTATTGAGCGAGACGGAATGCTCCTGATGATGCGTCCTGCCGAGATAACTGAAGAAGTCAGGTCGATCGAACGCGGCCGCGCCAGAGATCAGGTCCGGGCAAAGGAAGAGCAGCTTGCTGGCACGCCGGAAGGTGGTCTTGGGCATCGGGATCACATTCAGGCAAAGCCAAAAATTAACAAGAGTTATGAAGCTATACCGATCCCCAAAGAGTGACAAAAAGTCATACACGATTAAAAGGGGCCGCCAATTGGCGGTCCTTTACTTTTGGAAATAAATAATTGATAATGCCCTTGGAGCTATATGTTCTGTTTCCCCCGGTGTGGAAACTCGAATTTTTCGGTTCTTAGTTGCCCCGGCGTGCAATGACGAACTAACTGTTATAAGGAGATACCGTTATGGCGAATACAAACGCGCCTTTCGGGTTCCGGCAGTATAGCGGTACGGGCTCTGCCCCCACCTATGAACAGGTGACGGTTCGTATTGCTTATAATGCCACGAACATCTTTTACGGAGACCCCGTAAACCCAGACAATACTGGCCATGTAGTTCAGGGTTCGCCCGGAACTGACCAGATTGCTGGTATCTTTGTCGGCTGTCAGTACCTGTCGGTTTCTCAGAAGCGCACTGTTTGGTCAAACTATTGGCCCGGTAGTGACGTAGCTTCTGGTAACTATGTTACTGGCTACATCGTGAACGATCCTAATGCCAAGTTCCTTGCGCAGGTGGGTGGTTCTTCCTCTGTTGGTGCAGTAGTTGGTGACGTTAATGCTAACGTCCAGTACGCAATCGGCACCGGCAATACCAGCACAGGCATCTCTGGTGCTTATGTTGATATTTCCGTCACTCCGACGACCACCAATACCCTTCCCTTCCGTCTTGTCAGTCTTGTAACTGACCCGCCGGGTGGACCGGGTACTGCCGCTGGCGCATACAACTATGTTGTAGTCGCCTTTAACAACGTTTCGACTAAGCAACTGCTTAGTGTGGGCTAAGAAGAGGAGTATTGACAAATGGCTGTTAATCTCTCAGCTATTCGTGACCTTCTTCTGCCCGGACTCCGTGGCGTTGAAGGTAAGTACGAAATGATCCCGTCGCAGTACGACAAGATCTTCACCAAGCACAATTCCAAAATGGCTTTGGAACGCACTGCTGAAATGAAGTTTCTTGGTCTTGCTCAGTTGAAGACCGAAGGTGGCCAGACCGCTTTTGACAATTCGGCTGGTGAACGGTTTATCTACAACCAGGAACATACAGAAATCGGCCTTGGCTATGCGATTACTCGTAAGGCCATTGACGACAACCTGTATAAGACCCAGTTTGCACCGTCTAACCTCGGTCTTATTGAGTCCTTCCAGCAGACCAAAGAGATCTATGGTTCTAACGTACTCAACACAGCAACCACCTATAATGCATCTATCGGTGGTGACGGTGTTGCTCTGTGCGCTACCAACCATCCGATCGATGGTGGCACTGTTGCTAACCGTCCGGCAGTAGACGTCGATCTTAACGAATCGACTCTGCTGAACGCGATGATCAGCATCCGTACCAACTTCAAAGACCAGGCTGGTCTGAAGGTCTTTGCCCGTGGCCGCAAGCTCATTGTGCCACCGGCTTTGGAACCTGTCGCAATCCGTCTTACCAAGACAGAACTGCGTCCCGGTACAGCAGACAATGATGTCAATGCAATTATGATGACCGCTGGTGGCTTGCCAGAAAGCTACATGGTCAATGATTACCTGACTTCTGCGTATGCTTGGTTCCTGCTGACCAACATTGATGGTCTGTCCTATATGGAACGAGTGAAGTTTGAAACCGATATGCAAGTGGATTTTGTTACCGATAACCTTCTGGTTAAGGGTTACGAACGCTACAGCTTCGGTTACTACAACTGGCGCTCCATCTACGGATCGTTCCCGACTTCTTAATGAGATGGGGGCTTATGCCCCCATTTTTTCCGGGTAACATAGGTTGCACTGACAGGCCCGGCTGACTCTGCACAGACAGTGTGACCGTATCGTGCAGGAGGTTCCCATGGGAACGACTACGTTCACTGGTCCTATAAAGGCTGGTGATATTCTGAACACTTCGGGTACAACTGTTGGGTCTGACGTGGCCAATGTTGGTTACGTTGTTATGGCTCAGACAAGCGCTGTTACTCAGGCCAGTTCTGCTACTACTATTGTTATTCCGGCAGGAAGTCAGATCCTTGAAATTGATCTGAATGTTATCACTGCATGGAATGGCGCTGCTTCCACACTTGGCGTTGGCACAACAGTCTCTGCTACGGCATTGACTGCTGCGGCTGCTGTTGACGGTGCTACAATTGGTATCGTTGCTGCGGTTCCGGGTGCTGATGCTACTCGTGCAGGTAATTGGGTCAATGTTGGAACTACTGACGTTAAGATAGTAGTAACTTCAACCAATACTGGTGACGGAGATGGTTGGCTGACTGTCCGTTATGTTCAGGCTATTGCAAACGCCTAATAGGTCTATAGGAGGTTAATATGAAAAATCGCAAGCGTCGTGAAGCTGGTGGTGTTAATCTTGCTGCTGACGATCTTCGTGATCGTCCGATGGAATACACCAAGGATAGCAATGTAAATCGTGAAGCTCTTGAGCGTAAGCGTGGTGGTAAGTCCGTTGGTAAGGCAATGGG